ACTGATTCAATAACAATCACTGATCCAATTGTGGCAGTACCGTCACAAAAACAAGGACAAATTGCATTTGCTCCTTGGTCTCCTTTACTTGAAAAGGATAAACTTGAAGTGACTAAAAAGTATGTCGTATACATGGCAAATCCTCAAGAGGAGATTATCGAACAATACAATTCAATGTTTGGTAAGATATCAAAAGCAACTAAGAAATTAATATTATGAACTGTTGGCATTGTAATACTGAACTTATCTGGGGTGGGGATCATGACCTTGACGATGATGAGGATATGTATTATAGTATAGTGACAAACTTATCATGTCCTCGATGTAAATCATATGTTGAGGTTTATTATCCGCGTGAAGATCAAAATGACTAAATCAACATTCACAAAAAGAAAAGCACAAATGAAATCGTCGAGTTATTACTTATTCTGGGGTATCGCAACTGTCGCAGTTGTTGCAGGTCAAGTCTATGTCGGTACTGGATATCGTCAGATGGCAAAATCAATGAATAGATGGTTTGAAGAAACTATCGATATTATTACTATGCCAAGAAGAGGTACTGGAGGATATATGCCAATGGTTAACCCTGATGACTATATCATTTGGGAAACAATAGAAAATTATGAAGATTGATACTCAAGGAATGTCATTCGGATCTGAGAAGAGTGGCGGTAAATCACTTCAAGAACAACGTGATGCTATACCACCTATGGTGGTAAACAAAACTAATCTCTTATCTGATGCACTCAAGAAAGAATTAAAAGAACTGATGCATGAAGTTCTTGAGGAATATTTGGGAATATGATACCACACGCTACATATTCACCGGAGTATACAACTGTCATTTCTATTGCTATAATGATGGTATTACTCACAGGTTATGGAATCTATAGAGGATTCTTTGCTAATGATGATTTGACAGACCCTTGGGATGACCATGACGATTAAACAGATTGATGAAGATAAGGCAGCATGGGCAGCAGATCAATTCATTGATTACTTTAAGAACTTCACAAATCTTGAAGAGTATCTTCGTCATGTAAAAAAATCTGTTATAGTCAAATCAAATCTTTTAGATGATCCAAAAGATTATTTTCTAAATCAGGATATTCATCCAAATGATATGGAGTTTGATATCCGTCTTGTTGGTGATCGTTTTCAGAATGGCATACCACAAGATTATTATCGAAATCTTCTTAAGTCTGTATCATCTCATAATAATGAAGATAATATTCCCGGTCGTGAATTACGACTTATGGTGTATGAAAGAAATACAAATAAGATAGTTGGATTTATTCGTCTACAATCACCTTTAATAAATTCAAAACCTAGAAATGAATGGTTAGGCAAAGCACCTGATCTAAAAATATTTAATCGTCATGCTGTAATGGGATTCGCAATTGTTCCATCTCAACCATTTGGATATAATTATCTTGGTGGTAAACTTCTAGCATTGATATGTGTATCGCATCATATTCGAGAAAAACTAAATGATATCTTTGAAAAGGATATTGCATTATTTGAAACTACTTCTTTATATGGATCTAGCAGTGCAGCATCACAGTATGATGGACTTAAACCTTTTATGAGATTTAAAGGTTTGACTGATAGTAAATTTATTCCAGTTCTATACAAAGAAGCATTTCATAATCTACATGATAAGTTTACAGAGTGGAATAATAATGAACCATTAACTGAGAATAAAGCATCTTCTAAAAAGTTAAAGAGACAAAGAAGAATGATATCAATTATTAAAAATAGTCTTCAAGATACTGAAAAGTTAAATGAGTTTAATAGTGTAATTGATATGGCATTTAATCTGACTGAAAAGAAAAGGTTTTATATATCTGACTATGGGTATGGAAATGTTCGTGAAGTTATATCTGGTGAGCAAGATAAATTAGTTCGTGGTCAGAACTGGGACAAGTTTTATCTTGAGAATATAATGACATGGTGGAAGAAGAAGGCATCTAAAAGATATGATAAGTTAAAGGCAGAAGGTAGGTTTAGAGATAAAGTTGAACTCTGGACAGAAGATGATGACATACAAATCATCAGATAATAAATACTTAAAAATTGTCACAAGGAATGAAGACATTTAAGGAGTTTATACACGAGAGTAGTCTTGCTCGAATAAAAAGTAAGTCTGATAAAGGTGGCATGGCTGCATTGTCTGCATCCAGAGCAGGTAAGTCTGCAAAGGAAAATCGTGCAAGAGCAAAACAATTAGATAAAGATATTCG